CTTGTTTTGTTCCTGTGAACATTGGAACATTTTCAATCTTATAGGTATCTTCTCCTATTTTGATTTTTTGTAAAATATCTGTAGCTTCATCTTCAGGATTAGGAATTACTGCTATTTTTTCAACTTTATTTTTAATATTTTCAACAGTTTTTTGTAAACTGTTTTTTCCTACATACTCTATTTTATTGCTCATAGTACGACCTCCTTATTAAGAAGGCCATACTGTAGCAAACATAATATCAATATCATCAGTAGAAATTTCTGCAAAATCTGAAAATTGTGTATAGCTACTTAAATCAATAGTAGTAGAGCCTATCTTTTCAAATTTACTTTCTGATGCAATCCATACATATTCATCTTTAGCATTTGGTGCCGAACCACCATTTGGAACAAGATAAATTACATTTGACTCACCCGTTTCTGGCAATATATCTACAATTTTAAATTCAATAGTTGTAACTGCTCCAACAGCATCATCAACATATTTTTTGATAACCTTATTTTGAACAGCATTTTCTGATGTATCACTCATCGCAGCATCAATAACTGCGGCAGGTATATAAACATCTGTTGCAGCACCATTGATTGTGATTGTTGCTATCTTTGTACCTGTAGAAAGAGTATCAGCAATCTCAGTCTTAGTAGCACCTTCCGCAATGTCCGCAAGTTTAGTTGTATTAGCATTTAAATTATCTAATAATGCTTTTGTAAAGTTTTCATCTGATAATTGCTTTGTACCATCTTTAGCCACATAGCCATTATCAAGTACATTTTTGATTTTATTTAAAATATATAAGGTATCCACGCTACCTATATAATCAATACTTGCCATCTTAAGCCTCCTTAATCTAAATTAAAAACTGCTTTAAACCAGTTATCAATTTCGTGATATTTTATTTCTTCATGGTCAAGACCGAGTTCTTCGGCAGTATAAGTAGGCTTTGTAGCCTCTTTAGCCCAATCTGGAACTGTAGGGTCTATCTCATCATAATTATCATATAATTCAGTACCATTTATAGTTGGTTTATTTTTTAACTTGCGGTAGTCGCTAGTTCCGCCCCCTTCGGTCCCTAAGGAAACCTCCGAGGCTAGACTGATGAGGTCCTTATCGAGCTTTGCCGCAAGAGTATAATCATTAACTGTTAATTCCGCATCTAGTGTCATTACTCTTTTCATTACTCAATAACACCACCTTTAAGTATCCTATCAACTTTAAAAGTTTGAATTTCAGTCGCTAATGCATCTCCATTATCAAGTAAAACTCTTAATTGAGTTTCAATAATACCTGTCTTAAATTGTAAAGTTTCTTCCTGCGAAAAATCGTAGGATATTGTTCTTTTTTCTTCATCTATTGTTAATTCTGTTATATCCTTTGTCATAGCAGATTTTTCATTATTCTGTTCTTTGAACGTCATCCATATCTGTTCTACTGTTGATAAATCTATTGACTCATTAGATAATTTCCAACGAATTGTAGGTGTAGTACCTCTGAACATATTTTTCGCCTCCTTTTCAAAATCTCTCTTAGTGTAAATAAGAAAAGGGCAATATTTATTAGCAAATATTGCCCTAAAAATGCGGAAGTCTGGTTGGGGATCCCTGACCGAGCTTGCCGCAGCACTTAGTCTGTTGTTTCCCTATTTTAAATAATTGGCTGTAATTGTAACTACCCATCCATCATTCCATAATCCATCTCTACTTCTTTTACCTTTTATAGTATTACCTGACTGATAAAATGCAAAAGTATTTCCAGCACTGTCTACTATATATGGACAACCTGCAAGTGGAATATTAGGATAATTATCATTAGATAATAAGGTCTCCATTTTTAATATCTTAGTAAAATTATCAGTACATACAGTTATTTCTACACCTGATGGCGGTACTGAATAAGTATATGTTTTCTGATAAATTGGAGACCCGTCAATCCAAGTACCAACTACTTGCTCTTCTGTTGAGTAAGTATGTTTACCACTAAAGCCACCATCAATAGTTATTCCATTTCCTGTATCATCTAATGGATAATTGATAATGTTATTATCAATCTTTTCTATAATTTCATCAATAGCTTCTTGTACATTAGTAGCTTCTAATTCTGATGTTGTATTATCATATGTAATATCTTCAGCTGAGTCTGGAATTAAACCTTTAATTTTTTCTGCAAAATAAATTTTAGTATCTGGAAATGCATTATTACCATTAACTATTAATGTAATTTCTTGACCAGGTTGATAAGTTGTTTCATTATAAATTAAAATTTGAGTATTAGATTTAAATACCCATTTGTAATGTCTAACTCCACTAACAGATGTTTCAGTACGGCTTGCAACAATTAAGTCTCCTACAACTGTTGGAATATTGTTTGTAATAGCAGTATTTGCACCATCATTTTTATTAACATTACAATAAAGAGATGTAGAAGAGCCGTAAGCAGAGATATGGTAAAATCCATTTTTATCAACGCCGCCTGTAATTTTATCTAAAGCAGTTTGCACATTATTGACGTTTATTAATGAAAAATCATTGTCATATTCAACTTCTTCAGCATTTTGTTCAAACAATCCACGATGATATAAACCAGGTATTGTTGTAGTGATATTTTGTGAAACTTGGTATGCCCATATTGCAACTCGCTGACCTTTTGTATATGTAACATTATCGTAAATCATTTTGTCTGCTAAACAATAAATTTTCCACATACCTTCATAAACAACTTTTATCTCATCAACAACTTCATATGCATTATCTCCATATAATAGACGAACTGGTGATGCGTTATTTCTTTGAATATCAAGCGATGCGTCTGACCCACCTGTTGAAGCAGTTGTAATTTTATAGGTAATAGTACCAGATGTACCACCTGTAAGCTTATCTAATGCAGCTTGTACATTATCTACTTCTGGAAGTTGAGAAAAAGAATTATCATAAGTTGTCTCCTCCGCAGAGCCTCCACCTCCACCGCGGGTAGCAACATATAAACCATTTTCTCTTGTTTCAATAGCATTTCCTTCATCTTCAGAGATATCTACTGCGCCTGCTGGAACATATAAACCATCTTCTTTTTGGAATATAGAGTTACCTGGTTGAGCAGAAATCTTTGCACTAGGAATTGCTTCTTCACTTTTTATTTCTGTACCATCTTCAAGAGTAAAGATAATATATCCATCTGCTGTAATATCAATATCTTTTACTTTTGGAGAAGGAAAATTCATTGTTAATGTTTGCCCTGAAGTAGTAACAATTTTAAGTGTTAAGCCATCTACTGAATAGCTTTTAATACCACTTGCGATACCATTAGCATACTTCTTAGCTAAACTAAGTGTTATAATATCTATAATAACGCACATCCTTTCTTAAATTACATAGCTACTTGTAGTAACTAGCAAATCTTCTATTGTTAATTCTTTTAAATGGGTATAAGGAATTCTAATTATATTAATATGATTTTCCTTACACCATTCGTTTTTAAAATTATCTCTTTTTTGAGTTTCAATAAATGCAGATTCATTATTCCATCCGCCATCAGTTCTGTATTCAAAATGTTGAATATCGTCATACTCAATAACACAATTATAATCTGGTAAATAAAAATCAAAACTTGCTTGTTTACCAGTTTCTTTAAATCTACATGTATCAAAATGTTTTTGAGTTTCAAAACTGATATTATGATTTAATAATATTTTATTGATAGATTGCTCACCTTTTGAGACCATACATCCACATGAATTAGTATGACCAGTTCTTAGTAATGTACCAGTTGTAATTTTAATATTACCACATTCACACAAACACTTCCACTTTTTTGCCTGTTTTGTTTCTGTAGAACCTGCATCTTCAATAACTGTTAATTTACCATATACATTACCAATTTCATTAATAGTATTTCTTTTTGCAACTTGCTCATTGCTCCAACATCCACATGATTTGGTATTGCCATTTGTCAAAGAACGACCTAACACCTTTATTTGTTTTCCACATTTACATTGACACAACCATTTTGATCTGCCTCTTTCATTTTCAACTCTTTTAATAACTGTTAAATAAGTAAATACTTGACCTTCTAGCTGTAAAGCTTTCACAATATTAAAGCTCCTTCCATTCACCTTGTGTATTTAACATAAGTGCAGTACCTGTCTCAATAACAAAAGCTGTGCTACCTGGTGCATCTGTTGTAGGTAAACTAGCTACATCAGCTGTTGTATCAAGAATGTATTCACGTAAATTATAGTCAGTTCTATTTGACTGTTTTGACATATAAACGCCCATTTTCTTTACCTCCCTTAAAAAGTGTAGAATTTCTTCATCTATCTTAGTTCATTTTTGGGTTAATTAAATTTTGCTTAATTGACCAAATGTGCGGCAAAAAATTCCAAAGCCGTTTGGAGTTTCCTGAGACGAGAATTGCGCCCACTTTCCGCCCTCTCCGCAAGGCATAAAAAAAGAGGGGTATAAACCCCTCTTACCATTTATGTTTTGTTCTTAATATTTCTTTTCCATATCCAACTAAGCATATAGGAGCAAGAACCATTGCAAAGAATAGCATATAAATAATAAATGCTATATAATGTTTTCTTACTTTTAAACCAATAGGCTTAAAGACATATTTCACTTGTTTATAAAACATAATCTGATATATCAAAACTGTAACTATAAATAAAATTACAGTGCATATACTTACAAATAAAAAGTTATGCATTACAAGAGCTAGGATAATACCTGGAATCAGAATAAATGTGGTTCCTAGTTCTCCTATAATATTTGTATAATTTACCAACATATAGAATTTAGTATAAAAGTTATGGCATCTTCTAAATGAGAATGCGCGGAAGCCTTCAATCGAGCCTCGCGCCCATCTAAATCTCTGCCGCACAAATTGCTTAAATGTTGTAGGAACATTTGTAAACACAATAGCATCATCACAATAATAGGTGCGGACAGGCGATTCGTGGGAGTCTTGCTGGCTTAGCAATTCCCAAGTCAAAACTATATCCTCCGCCATAGCTGGTTTATATCCGCCTATTTCTCTAACTAGCTGTGTATCATAAATACTAAATGCACCTTGTGCAACCATTGTAGTTTGAAATAATCCTTGACTTCTTTTAATTGTTGCTATTGATAAGAAATATTCCCATTCTTGCAACTTTGTCATTAAATTTTGTCTTGAGTTTCTAACCAATACAGTTCCAGCAACTGCTCCAACTCTTTTACCATTTCTATTGGCTAAAACCATATCATATACTAAAGTCTTTAAAGCATCTTTGTAAAGATATGTATCTGCATCAATAGTGATGTAAAATCTAGTCTGTGTTTCCGCCACACCCATGTTAAGTGCGGCGAATTTACCTTGAACAGGCTGAAATAAATACTGAATATTTAACTGCGGAAAGTCGAGCGCCGCCCTAAACATTTCTTCTCTTGTTTTGTCTTTTGAGTTATTATCTATAACTTTGATTGTTAAATATTGACTTGGATAATCTTGAACCGCAATAGATTTAATAGTATCATAAATACTTTCTTCTTCATTATATGCGGCGATTAAAATTGTAATGGGTTCTAGTGCATCTTTTGGTACGTCTTTGTAATGTACAGGTCGATCAAAGAATAGACCACCTAAACTGTAAAAGCATATCATAACTCCAGGTATGATTGCTATCCCAAAGACTATCGCCAATGCAGCTGGCATACCCAATGCCGCAACCAGTGTCCAAAACCATGCTCTATCTATAATAAAGCAAATAGCAACCCATATAATTGCTATTACTATTGTAAATATAAACCTAAATTTAACAGGTATATAACTTTTCCTCTTGTTCATACTTCCTCCCTTTATACCACTAAAAGGCTCATAGTATTGCTATGAGCCTTCTATGGGTAATGCCTATGAATAATAATGCCTTGCGGCAACGGGGTAGAGTAGATTCGAACTACCACACCGCATTACTACGATTACTCAGTGATTAGCAATCACCTGCCTTACCATTAGGCTTACTACCCCATAAGCGGAAAGGGTGGGATTCGAACCCACGGGTCCAGATAGACACAGATGATTTCAAGTCATCGCCGTTATGACCACTTCGGCACCTTTCCATATGCTAGTTTTTATTGTTAAATACATAACTGATATTCACTAGCAAATAAGTGTTTTCGCTGTTTCCTCCGTAGAGTTAGATACTGTTGGCTCAACACTCAAACCAACGTGAAGACCTCCACTTGCATTTGGTATCACTCACACAAGTTTCATCAGCCAGTACTTGAGGTGGGAGTTGAACCCACGGTCTTCGGATTAAGAGTCCGCTGCTTTGACCAACTGAGCTACTCAAGTATAAACAGATGCTATAGGATTTGAACAGGAGGGTGAGGAATCGAACCCCTTGGTATGAGATTTGGAGTCTCACCCTAGCCCAGCTAAGTTTAAACCTACCGACCTAAATTTTATTCCATTCTTCATCAGAATAAGATTTAATTTCATTTTTTGTTCTTGGCAATTCGTACTTATCACACCATTTTCTAATAGCATTGTCTGTAACATTATAATCTTTTCCAATTTGTAAAAATGATTTGGCTCGAATTAATTGCTTTAATTCTTCTCTTGTTACAGGTAAATCTTTTCTTCTATTGTAACATTCACATTTATTACACCTGGTTGCCTTTATAGAAATTTCAGTTCCACAGTCAATACAATACTTTTTTTGTATTTTCACAATTTTTGAATTATTATTTTTTCTTCTTAAAGGATAATTAAGATTATCTTGTTTATGAATATATCCATAATTAATTCGAGAAATTGTACTTACATGCAAATTATACTTATTTGCAATTTCTATAAAAAGCATTGAACTATTTTGTAAATCATTGATAATGTTATTTAATATATCTGTATCATAATGATAATATGTAGAATGAGTTGTATTAATTACATCAGTTACATTATACCCATTTGGAACTATACAATCATAATATTGTATCCAATACTTTTCTCTAGTATCTAATTCTTCAACATTACATTCTTCAATAATTTCAAAAAGAAAATTCTCTTTTCCATATTCTTTTATTGCTTTAGCAATAACACTTTCTTTTGATGGGAAACAATGTTCAGACCATCTTCTTTCTATATGAACACTTTGTCCAATATAGACCTTATTATTAATTTTGTTAGTAATTTTATAAATACCTATTGTCATTATTTTCTCCTTATTTATTTTATCATATTATATATTAAAATAAGGATAATGATTTTAAAGAATTCGAACCAACAAATTGCAAATTTTTTAAAGCGGAAGGCAGGATTTGAACCCGCGTAATACGGAGGCTGCAACTCCGCGCCTTGAACCAGACTTGGCTACTTCCGCATTAGCACAGGGTATCCCCTGTGAGACCGAAGTCATTAGCTGTTTATAGAGTACAACTTCAAACTACTTTTAATTCGGCTCATATTTATGCGTTCTCCGCCGCAGAGACCCGAACTCTGGACACCTCTCGGTGTTCTGGCTGTCCAGCTGCCTCTAGTTCAGTAGGTCTAGTAACCTCGTTTTAAAGACTTAACTCTTTGTCTATAACATAACCTACTTTCCGCAGATGACCTTGGGTTCCCAGTGTCGTTTCCAGATTGCGAGTCTGGCGAGGTCGTTGCCTATCTTACCTCCCATTCTGCTAGGCTTTTACTCGGTTATGCCCACATACTTTAGATTTGAATTTCAACATATTCAGCCGCCGCTAGAGTTTCCTTCAATAGACTTGTATGTAGTCGGGTTTAAGCTTGAGCACCCTGAACTTATTTATAGTCTGTAAAAGGTGCCTGATGGGATTTGAACCCACATATAACGGTTCCACAAACCGCCGCATTACCTATCTGCCACAGACACAGTATCCCAAGTTGGACTCGAACCAACGCCACTCGACTTAGAAGGTCGATGCTCTAATTCCACTGAGCTACTGGGATATATAAGTACTCCACAAGAGACTTGAACTCTCACAAACCTGGCTTCGTAGACCAGTGCTCTATCCATTGAGCTAATGGAGTATATTGCGGAAGTGTCGCTTTGGGAGTTCCAAGCAAGCTTTCCGCAGTAGGGGAGGAGGGATTTGAACCCTCTCAGCATTTGCAACGGTTTTACGGACCGCCCCGACTCTCCAACTTCGGCGCTCCCCTGTATCACTATTTAACATAATGACTCTTTTTCACAATATTTATCAATAAATAAATCAATAC